GTATTGAATTAAAAGCAAAGACAGGCAGACAGTCAGAGAATCAGAAAGCTTATCAAAAGGAATTTGAGAGTATTGGGGCGAAGTACGTTGTTGTCCGATCATTGGACGAGTTTATTAAAGTGGTGGATAATTATTTGAAAGATATTTGAATTTTATTTTGGTGTTTTAGAAAAAGGGAGTATATTTGCAGCGACCTACATAATGAATGGCGAGTGACGCTCGCTTTTTAGTGAGCATTTTTTATGCTTGCAAGTTTGCTGCAATCAATATAGCGGCTGTTACCCCCGTGTGGTGAAGTTAATGCTCACCCTGCCATTCATTGGTGTAGGTCAACGGGAAAGGGCAGCCGTTTCTCTGTTCTATAATGCCAAAATAAAAAGACCTACAATTATGGCAAAAGAATTAAATTCAAACAAAAAAACGATGAGTTCTCTTGAGATTGCAGAACTCGCAGGTAAACAACACAATGATGTGTTAAAGGCTATCCGTGCAATGGAACCGGCATGGGAGAAAGTTACTGAGGGGAAATTTTCCCTCAGTGAATACAAGGATTCAACAGGCAGGACTTTGCCTTGTTATGAATTAAACTATCAAGAATGCATGTACATTGCTTCCAAGTTCAATGACGAAACAAGAGCGAAGTTAGTCCTTCGTTGGGATGCGTTGGAAACTGGTAAAGCAGAACCAATAATCACTTCGGTAAAAACAGAAGTGAAACAACCAACCATCTCCGACAAAATGAAAGCAGCTACATGGGCGGCAAAGTTCTTGAATCTGAATGAAAACTCAAAGCTGATTATTGCAAAACAGATACTTGAACCGTACAATCTTCCTCTTCCCGACTATACCCCATCAAAAGGAGTACTCAAATCTGCCTCGGAACTTCTATCAGAAAGAGGTATGAAAATATCGGCACAGGTATTTAACAAGAAAGCCATTGAAAAAGGCTACCTGTGCAATTTGGAAAGAAATTCAGCTCACGGACAGAAGAAACGGTTCAAGTCAATAACGAACAAAGGTCTTTCATTCGGAGAGAACCAGGTAAACCCGAACAACCCTAAAAGCACTCAACCGCTTTGGTATGAGAACAAATTTAGTGAATTGTTAGGCATATTAGGTTTTCAATTCATGGGAGGATTGTCTTATGAAAACTAAATTGTCCTCTCTCTTATTAATGTTAGTACTCACTATCATTAACCCTATCTTGTTTATATTACCGTTTATTGTTTGCTTCATTTCAGCGAAGAAAGGAGGTCTGCTATGAAAAAGAAAATAGCAACCGTTGAGATTGAATGCTCAAATTCTCATTTAATACCAACATTCAGTGACTTTTTAAATGAATTACAAAAGCGGTTTGATATTGAGAAAGACTGCAAGAATGAAGCGTATTCTTTTATAATAGCAAACGGACTGTATGAAGATTTTAGGGAGTTCTGCAAAAACTACAAAGGAGTGGACCACTACAAAGCAATAATCGGAATGCTTATCACTGATGCTGAAATAAAACAAATCAAGAAATAACAAAAATATAATCAACTAAGTGCTGGTAGCCTTATACAAGGCTGCCACACCTCTTATATCATAAATTATGAAAACAATAGGAGAAATAATGAATGAAATAGAACATATACCTAAATGCCCTAAAAGTGGGGAAGTCAATTTGCTTTATTTAATTGGAATAATGAAAAGTGGTCATGGGAAGAAATAGAAAAGTAGGACTTGATTACTTCCCTATGGACGTGGATTTCTTTCAGGATATACGCATTAGAAAACTAATCAAGTATCAAGGCGGTAAAGCTGTAACTGTATATGCTCTCCTGCTATGTATTATCTACAAACAAGGGTACTACGTGAGGTGGGATGATGAGTTGCCCTTTATTATCTCGGAACAAACCGGGTTTGAAGAGGCGTATATACAGGAAGTCTTTAAATGCTGCCTGATAGTCGGGTTGTTTTCTAAAGAACTGTATGATTCTGACAAAGTAATTACATCGAAGGGGATTCAGGAACGTTATAAGAGTATTTGTGACCAGTTGAGACGTGTATGTCAATTTGATGAGTTCGGACTTATTTCCTCCGAAGAAACAGGCATTTCCTCCGAAGAAACAGGCATTTCCTCCGAAGAAACAGGCATTTCCTCCGAAGAAACAGGCATTTCCTCCGAGAAAAGTACACAAAAGAAAAGAAAAGGAAATAATAAAGAAAGCTCTATAAATAGAGCAAAAGAAAAAATGGGTTCTGATTTTGGAAGTTGTGATATAGATCTCAGTGAATTGCAACATGAGCTGTCATCAGACAGCGGATGGGAGGAAGCAATAAGGCTTCATTTGTACCGTAACGGGATAAAGGTTTTCGACCATGATATGTTTCTTCTATGGCTTGACAAGTTCGTGATAAGCCTAAAAGCCGGAGGAACTATCTCGAAAGACAGGAAAGGTTTTATGGAGTATTTTAGGAACTGGATATTGACCGAGATAAAAAAGGGGGCTACAAATTTGTTCCAAGATACGAATGATGCGTTGTTGGAATCTTCTAAAGATAACAATGCCTATTATAAATTCCTGTCATATATCAAGAAACAAGCACCGTATTGTTTTTCCAATATGCGATTGCCTACGGAAGAAGAATTTTTGCTTTTACGGGACAAATATGGGAACGATATGTTTAAAAGCGCATTGCGCACAATAGAGGGCAGAGCAGACATCCGTTCAAAATGGGATGTTTTGTATTATGCTATTTTAAAACAACTCAAGTTTATGAAAGATGAAAGATGAAATAATGCCGAGTGGAATGCGTATATTGCCAAGAGATGAAGAGTGTGAGAAACGTGTTCTTGGGACCATTCTAAGCGAGAGAGATACCATTTACGAAGTGAGGGATATCCTTACTGAAAATTGTTTCTATAACGATTTTCACAAGCAGATATACAGGACTGTATTGGAAATAACGGATTCCGGTGGAAGAGCTGATGCCATCAGTGTGAAATCAAAACTGGAGTTCTCATATCCAGACTTTAGTTTATATGAGCTGACAAAGATTTCAGGAATGTACACATTCGATCTGTATCAATATGCGTGCAGACTTCATGATCTGATGATACGGAGACGGTTCTTTGATATTGGGAGTTATCTCGACAGTAACGCTTTTAATGAGAAGGAAGATATTGCCGACGTCGTGCAAAAAGTGTCAGATCAGCTTGCTAATCTGTTCTCATCCAATTGTAATTCTATCAGCACGGTCAAGGAATGCATAGAATCCGTATATGAAACGATAAACCGCAACATGTCAGGGAAAACAGACTTAACAGGTACACCGACCGGATTTGACAAGATAGATGGGAAAACAGGTGGACTTCAAAAATCAGACTTGATAATTATTGCAGGTGAAACTAGTGCTGGCAAAACGTCAATGGCTGTAAGCATGATGAAAAACGCTGCAATAGCAGGTGCTAAGATAGCCATGTATTCAATGGAGATGAAGAAGGAACAAATTACGTCTAGAATTATTTCAATGATAAGTGGTATTCCTTCAAATGTCATACTTTACTCACCGCTTTCCGGAATGCAGTTGGAAAATGTAGACCGGGCTGTGGATACTGTATCAAAAATGCAAATCTATTTCGATGATAGGAGCACGTCCAATATCGACACGATAATATCTTCAATCCGTCAGATGAAATTTAAAAATGGGATAGACGGGGCTGTGGTAGATTATTTGCAGATTTTGAATGTTAACATGAAGGGAAGTAACAAAGAACAGCAGATGGGAGAGGTTGCAAGAAGGCTGAAGAATCTGGCAAAGGATTTGGATATATGGATTATTGCATTGTCGCAGATGAATAGGGATAATCTTAACCCTGTACCTACATTGGCAAGGTTAAGGGATAGTGGACAGATAGCGGAAGCAGCAGATATAGTTATGCTGATTTATCGTCCTGAGGTAAAAGGGAAGCGGTATCCTGATGAGTTTTCAGACGTGGACACAAAAGGAACTGCCATGATTGATATAGCTAAAGGCAGAAATATAGGACTATTGAAGTTTATTTGTGGCTTCAATGCTGCATCTACTCACTTTTACGACTTGAACATTATTCCCATATCAAGTAATAGCACTGAAGATGATAACAACCCATTTTAAGTATGCCAAAGAAAGTCAAACCGGAAATTGTATATGTCAAATGCCGGAATTGCAAGAATGCCTCGGACTTCGGGGATAATTCTGCGTATTGTAAGGCTAAAGGGCATAGAGTGTGTGCCTGTGACAGATATGGGCAAATTTGCAACAGTTTTCTAAAGAAAGAATTATAACGAAAAAGGAGAAATTTATGAATACCGAGATGCAGAGAAAGATACGTGAATGGGAAGCGGAACGCGATAGAAACCTACGCATACACTGCCCTCTTGTAGCTGCCAAATTCCAAAGGTGGATTGACAAAATTAATAAAAAGGAGAACGAAAGTATTAACCGCATGAAAGGAAATGTAAAGTGAAAATATACAATTATGAAACCAAAGAAAAAAATAATAGATGCCGCCATAGCCAATGGTAGCATAGATAGATTGAATATGCTGCTTTCAGCCGCTCACCTGTTGAATTGCGAAGCCAATAACTTAGTAGAGGAAGCGAGCGATTTAATGGCAGAGAACTCCCTTCTGCTTGGAGATTTAAAAAAGTTGCACAATGACTTCGTAAAAGTTGCCGATAAGTATTTCAAGGAGTTCTCCACCCTCGTTACTACTGATACCGCCAAGATGGATATGTTCTCTGACCTTGATGGATTTGATAAGGCATTCAGAGAGTGGGCTAAAGTACCGTCAGAGTGGAAACCTAGAGAAGTTTGTAGGAACCATTAATTAAAAGTAATACAGAAATAAACAAGAATCATGAAAAGAGAATTAACACCTGAGAATATTCAGGAACTGAAAGAAAATCAAATATTCGTTTTTGGAAGCAATATGAACGGCAATCACGCCGGAGGTGCAGCTAGATTGGCAGTTGAGAAATTTGGCGCAATTATGGGGAAAGCAAAAGGGATACAAGGTCAGTCCTATGCTATCCCTACGCTGGACAAGGATATGCAGAAAGTAACTGAAGAAAAACTGCTGGTATTTTTAGAAAACTTCGGGAATTACGCTAACGAGCATCCGGAAAAGGAATTTCTTCTCACTGCCATTGGCACCGGGATAGCCGGATTTGATGCCAGCTACATGGCGTACATGGTACTTAGGGCAAACCTGCCGGATAACGTTACCTTACCAAAGGAATTTGTCAAAATCAAAGGCTACAAAGGTTTTAACCCCGATTTGACATGTAGGGATTTCCAATACGAAGAAGGTAAGGACTATGAAGAAACAGGCGATATAAGAGCTTGCGGTAACGGATTTCACTTCTGCCTCCATCCGTTGGACGTGTTCGGTTACTATCCACCTGCCGAAGTTGGTATGAATAAGTTTCACGAGGTTGAGGGGACTGGCGATATGGACGTAGATACGGATGATACGAAAATTGCTTGTTCAAAAATTCACATAGGGGCGGAACTAAGTATTAAGAGTATTGTAGACGCAGCCGTTAAGTTTACGTTTGAAAAATGCAAGTGGAAGAATGGTAAGACAGCCACAGGCAACTATAGTGCAGCGTCAGCCACAGGCTTCCAAGGTGCAGCGTCAGCCACAGGCTTCCGAGGTGCAGCATCAGCCACAGGCGACTATAGTGCAGCATCAGCCACAGGCGACCGAGGTGCAGCATCAGCCACAGGCGACCGAGGTGCAGCGTCAGCCACAGGCGACCGAGGTGCAGCATCAGCCACAGGCGACTATAGTGCAGCATCAGCCACAGGCGACCGAGGTGCAGCATCAGCCACAGGCAACTATAGTGCAGCGTCAGCCACAGGCGACCGAGGTGCAGCATCAGCCACAGGCTTCCAAGGTGCAGCATCAGCCACAGGTAAGGATAGCATTGCTCTTGCTGCCGGATACGGGTGTAAGGCTAAGGGAGCTATAGGTTGCTGGATAGTCCTCGCAGAACGTGGAGAATGGGACGGTGATACCTACCCGATTAAGGAGGTCAAGGCGTTTGAAGTTGACGGGGAAAAGGTTAAGGCTGACACATGGTATATGCTAGTCAATGGAGAGCTTAAGGAGGTTTAGCGGGAGTAATTAATTCAAAACAGATCAGAAAAGGAGGTAATTATGGGATCATTTATAGCCCAACAGCCAAACGGCTTATATTGTAGGTTTAGTACAATCGTTGGTACAGTCACGCACTACAATATGACAAAAGATGATTACATAGAAGTATGCAAAGACCGATTAGGAAAGAAACGTGGAGAAGAAGAGGCTAATGATATTTTAAAAAACTATCTGCACCCTTTTAACGATGTTCTTGAGCGATTTATCCCTAATAATGATTCGGTTGAAGAGTTTAATATCCGTTTGAAAGAAATGGGATATATGGATGAGTTTAATGGATAATCAATATAGAAAGGAACTAAAAGATGATACTTACTACTGATAAGATGGTATTTGTTACTGATTTAGAAAATTCGGACGAATATATTGAGAATCTTATAACTGAATATGGCACTAATCAATATCGCATAAAGGTTGACCGGACACTCAATCCACCATATTATCAATTATTTTACGAATGGAAAGAAGGCAAGCGAACGCTTAATAATCATTTGTTTTCTTCAAGTAGATTGGAAAAGATTGTGGATTACATTAATCAGAATATTCAATAAAATATAGAGATGAAGCAAAGTAAATTGACTCATGGCTCTCTGTTTAGTGGGATAGAAGGTTTCGGCTTGGGTGCAGCGTTTGCCGGAATAAAAACACTTTGGAGCTGCGAATATGAAGACTATCAAGCAAGTATAATCAAAAAAAATTTTGGAGAAAACCATGAAATCAACAGAGATATTAGAACGTATTCAAATCCAACATTTGTTGACATCATCAGCGGTGGATTCCCTTGCCAAGACATCAGCGTTGCTGGAAAAGGTGTCGGAATTGTCGGTGAAAGAAGTGGCTTATGGACTGAAATGTACCGAGTTATACGGGAAGTTAGGCCTAAATACATCATCATTGAAAACAGTCCAATGCTCCTTATTCGGGGATTTGAACGGGTCTTATGCGACCTTTCCGAAATCGGGTATGATGCAGAATGGCAATGTTTATCAGGCACCGACTTTGGTATACAACAGGGTCGGGAACGATTATATTGTATTGCCTACTCCTGTGAAATCAACAGCAAAAGGAGCATCCAAGAATCGATATTTCGGAAGCCCTACCTATCGGGGCAATATACACGAGTATATCCGGGATGGAGAACAAGACAGTCAATACCCTCACCCCGATTTGCTAGAAAGTCTAATGAACTTCCCGATAGGGTGGACAGAACGGAGTGTATAGGCAATGCAGTACAGCCTATAATTGCGCACTATTTATTTGAATGTATTAAGATTTTCGATAAACAATTAGAGTAAAACAAAAACATGAATAAGGAAGAATTTTTGAGCAAAAGAAATGCCATTGATTTAAAGCTAAAAGAATTGAATGGCGAAAAGGGGAAGTTGGAAAAGGAATACATTGAATCCAACCAAGGGTTCCCTATTGGAAGCAAGGTTTGTATAACGGTCCCGGCTCATGAAAGGTTTTCTCTTTTGAGCAATGAAAGGATATTGGTCCCCGAAGTGAAGAAGCTAGCCTATATTGCAGATTATGAGATTGATGATAACGGAGAGGTTGTTCCCTCTTTAAGGCAGTTGGATTACAATGGGGGTATGTCGGCAATACCTTTATATGTTAATTTAAAAAAGGTTATAATTGAATTAGCGTAAAACAAATCAGAAATGAATACTAAAACATTTCAAGAAGTCGCCAGGATTTGGAGTGCTGCGAAGCAACCTATTATAAAGCATGCCACGATGTGTGCGTATATGCTTACCCTTCAAACCCATTTACTCCCATATTTTGGGACGGCGACAGCTATATCGGAAAGCGACGTTCAGAAATTTGTTCTCGACAAGCTTTCCTCTGGTCTTGCTAAAAAAACCGTAAGGGATATTGTGGCGGTGCTGAAATCTATAGTCAAGTATGGTGGGAAACATAAGTTATTCCCTTATGAGGAGTGGGAGATAAACTATCCTACAGATACCGAATCTCACCGTTTGCCTACATTGTCCTTAAACCATCAACAGATACTGATGAGCCATCTCACCGAATCCCCAACTCCTAAGAATATAGGCATTCTGCTGTCTCTGTGTACCGGCATGAGGATTGGAGAGGTGTGTGCCCTGCGATGGGAAGATGTGGATTTCAGACAGAAGGTAATCACCATTAGTTATACAGCAGGAAGGATATACAACTGCGAATCAAGAACTACGGAAAGGACTTTCACTTCTCCCAAAACACGAAATTCATACCGGGAGATACCTATCTCAAGACAGCTTCTCTTTGCCTTGAAGGGAGTAAAGAAAATATCTCCGTCCCGATTTGTAGTAGGAACATCAGGACGTCCGGAAGATCCCCGTTCTTACCGTGATTTCTTTGCCCGGCTCTTGAAGTGTCTGAATATTCCGCACATTGTGTTTCATGGACTCCGGCATACATTTGCTACCAGATGCATTGAAAGTCAATGCGATTATAAGACAGTGAGTGTAATTCTTGGACATTCGAATATCGCTACCACACTCAATTTATATGTGCATCCCAATCTCAATCAAAAACAAAGATGCATTGAGCGAATGAGCAACTTCTTAAAAATTAAATGACCCTCAAAACAGATAAGAAATGAAGATAATAGCAAAACAAGGTTCAGAGCTTGAGAATCTACTGAAACAAATGAATGAACAGCTTATGCGCGAACAAAACGAAGCTAAAGATATGATTCAAGAATATTGTGGTTCAAGACCGGATAGCCTCGGATATGGATGGGCATTTGGAATAACCGCTGAGTGGCTTTATACTCTTATTGGATTTGATGATAAGGAGTTTGTTCCTGAGAAACTGATTCCGAATAATGATGATAAGAAGCATCCGTGTTGGAAAATCAATAAACGAAAGAAAGAAGGTCGTGAATTCATTGATAGATGGCGTAGAAAGTTTCGAGGTATAAATGGTCGGCTCCTTAATAAATTTGGGATTCCGGTAATGCACGAAGAAACAGGACGCTACTTCCATTGGCTCCCGTTTGAAAAAGATGGTATCTATTATGTCTCAGTAGGTTCTTCTCTTCTTGATTGTATGCCATCGGCAAAAAGTGAGCAGTTTGAGATAGAGGTTTAACGTATAACCAAGATAGATATGAAACAGAAGTTAGAAGAAGCAGCAAAAGAATATGCAGAATCAGTAATTGATTCATTCGGGACAAACGGAATTCCGAATGGTGTTTCCGATATTAAAGACATGATTGCTCTTAGTTTTGAAAATGGCACATCATGGCTTTCAAGTCAGATTAAATCTATCATCCTGGATGATACGTTGACAGATGGGGAAGTCATAGATAACATTAGTGAGCTATTGAACCAACAAGGATGTATTGGAGCGGATTAAAGAGAAAGGAGATTGATTATGAAAGAACTTATTGACTATTTGAATCAATCCGGATTGACGGGATTAGTACGTACATATATGATTGCCGTAGGTATTTCATCTGTCATTGTATTTATTTTGATAATATATATGATCATTAAAATGTCACGTACTCTTAATGGTAGGAAAAAATTTATGTTGGATTTTCAACGTAGGCGCAAAAAAAAGGAAAATATTTTAACTTGTAACAAGATAAATATGAATAAGATAGAAAAATTGGCTGGAGAATATAACTCCACCTTTGCTCGACTAGCAGTAATAGAAAGTGAATTGACCAAAGAATGTCAGAAGTACGTTTCTTGGGATACTGTTCAAGTAAGTATCACTGGTGGCGGTGCTCCCATTGTAAAAGCAAGAGAAGAGATAGATGCCGTTCCTTTGGAGGATTTTATTGACCATGTAAATAAACATGGCAACATGTCAGAATGCGCCTACGGACATTTAGCTTGTATTTGATTTAAAACAGAACAAATATGAAAAAAGTAACGATAATATGTGATGCATGCGGAAGAGAGATACAGCCATCGTATTTCCGCAGCGCAAGATTGGATTTCAAGGTGGATAAATGGGATGGTGGTTCTGTTGGTGGAAGGGAAGATATATTCATCCAAGAAGCCGACTTATGCTCGGAATGCGCCCATAAGTTACAGAAATTTATAGAAAACGAATTGAACATTCAACCACATCACCCCTAATTGATTAAATTATGAAACAGACAGTAGAAGAAGCGGGAAAAGAAGCCATTCATAAACATTATAATTGCAATGGAGAATATCCGTGCGAAGAGCGTAACTATTGCATATACTGTAATGGACACAACACAGCATTTGATTGCTGTGAATGTGGTGCAGATGAATTTAAAGAAGGATTTATCGCTGGTGCAGAATGGAAGGCAAAGCAATCACCTTGGATAAGTATTAAGGAACGGTTGCCGGAAGATACAAACGAAAAATTAGTGGCGCTTGAAGATGGAACAATAAGAATAGCGCATTATGATGAAGATTACAACGAAGATATGGAATATCACTTTTGGTATGACTGCGCTGCAAGTGAGAGTTATCATAGAGATGATGTAATCTATTGGATGCCAATACCGTCTTTCGATGAGATACTAGAATCCAACAGGGATGTACTTGAACGAATTAAAGAGAAAGGAGATTGATAGAAAAAGGAGGTACCCGTGAATACTTCCCCGAAAATCAATCACGATTGATTATTCACGCCTTTACAAGGAACGAAAAGCATTTACCGTTTTTAGGGTAAATTGTCTTACCTTTCCGTTTTATGTATCGACAGAATATTCGAATCATTCCGTTTTCTATTTGAGTTTTATTCATGGAGCAGCACCTCCTTTCCCGACAATTGCAACCAAAGCATAATCGCCTTGGAAGTCGTTGTGCGATGCCGATACACAACGAAAAAGCCCCCCAGCACGGGACTGAGGGACTAATTCTTCTATGCCATAGAAGAGGGGAACCACGGCTCATTCAGCCGGGAAGGAGTGCTACTCCGAATAAAACTCACTACAAAAGTAAATATTTGCCTTATTGTAGAATAATAAATTAACGATTTTAATAATGATATTAACATGAGAAAGGAGATTGAGATATGGAAATAAAGAACGTAGGACAACTTAGAAAAATAATTGAGAATCTTTCCGATGATTACGAAATAGAGATGCGTGTCAGACGCAAATTGACGGATGAAGAATTGAAAAATTGCAGATACCCTTATCCTTACGATACAGAGTATTTAATTCTTGAATTTGATGATATAGGTGTGTCTGACAAAGTATTATGTTTGGGTGTAACTTCTAATAGATGAACGGTATGAAAATAAAGAACGGAATAATAATTGATGGAGTGTTGCATGAGATGACGAGTAAAAATGTCCCATGCAACCAATGCTCACTGTTGCGCATTTGCAGTAGGTCAGAAAAGGAAGAATATGACATCTGTCTTTGTACCTTGATGAACTGTGATGGCTTTGTTAACCGCGGGAAAGTAAAAATAGAGAAGGAGGAATAACTATGACCGAAGAACTTGTAACACTAGAGACTGCGAAGCTTCTGAAAGAGAAAGGCTTTAATGAGTATTGCAAATATATCATTAACGATAAAGGCTTGATGATGGAAACCATATTTAGAACTAGTAAGGATTTACCTAAATTATTCTATTCTTGCCCTACACAATCCATCGCCCAAAAGTGGCTGCGTGAAATAAAAGGTGTATATGTATGGGTAGAACCTGTTATAGGAAAAAGATGGAAGGTTTCTTTTTGTGATTTCAATGTTCCAACAGAAGACAGTGACTGGATGGAAAACGAAATAAACAAAGGGAACGGATATCCGGTATATGATACCTACGAAAAAGCACTTGAAACTGGTATTTTGGAAGCATTAAAACTTATATGATTATGGAACATATTAACTTGAACGAATTAAGAAATCGTGCTTATAAGACAGCCTGTGAGCACGGTTTCCACGATAAAGAACTGAGTAACGAACATCTCCTATGTTTGGTAACATCTGAGTTGATGGAAGCTGTGGAAGCGGACAGAAATGAAAGATTTCATTATATCCTCAAATCCGCAACTAAGCTCTTCAGCGTCCTTCTTGCGTCTAAACGTCCTCTCATCACTGAATTAGCAGATAA